CGGCGCGATCGTGTCGCAATCAACAAGTTCGCGGCCAGCTCTTCGGGCTTGGTTGCCGTCGCTTCCATCATGTCGTCATGGGAAATCTCCCGGACAGGATTGGCAAGCTGAAAGATGGTCTGGACGACCTGCTCTTGTGAGATGGCTTCCGCCCCTTCTTCTGCCCGCTGCCGGAGCTCTTGCATGGCTTGGTCGAGCTGCACGTCCTCCACCGTATATACCTGACCAGTGCTATCGTCTTTGAAGTGCTTGAACATGTTATCTCCTTACAGTGTTAACTCAGACCAGCCAGACGCGCCACCCACGTTGTAGGTGGCTCCAGGTGGCACGATGGCAAAGCTCCAGCCAATGCCAGAGGAGCCGTTGCCTGATGCGCCAATCTGTTGTTGGCATACCAGCACGCCATTGACCGTGATGCTATTGCTGATCACGGTAGCGACCCCCTGCGAGGTCCAGATGCCGACAGCAATGGGACGCGGCGTCAGATTGACGTGGTTGACGCCGTTGAAGCGATTGGTGCCGACCGTGAAGCTCTTCCAAGTCTGGCGGAAGCCGAGGCCCATCATGGCCGCTGCGATCGCGCCCCCCATGGGTTGCACCAAGGAAGCGGCCGTCACGTAGGTGCCCGCGGTTGCTTGCGTGTTGATGATGATGCCAACCACGCGGTACGGCACGTTGGTGCGCTGCACTGCCGAGTACACGCCATAGCCAGCCGTACCGTTCATGCCAGTGCTCGCCACGGCCGCGTTGCCAATCAGGTTGGTGTTGTAGGTGCCAGTGCCACCAGAGCCAGTTCCAAGACTCGTGATTCGGGTGCCAGTGGGAACCCCCGAGCCCGTAATCAGTTGGCCCACAGCAATCGTGCCAGTGCTTACGGCAGTGACTGTCATGACGCCTGTGGTGACTGCAATGCTGGCAGTGAAGCTGGAAGTCTCGGTGATGGCCCGGGTAGAAACCAAGCCCGTCTCGTCCATCGTCATGGCAGCTTGCTCGCTCACCACTGCAGTCTCTACGCCACCACCGACGCTGGTCGCATCAATGACTAGCTGGTACAACAAATTGGAAACCGCATTGGTGGCACCCAGGGTCGCGCCTTGCGGAATCGTTAGGCTGTTTTGGGCCGACAGGGTGCGAGTGATCACACCTCCGTTTGCCAAGTTGGGATCGCGGAAATCGAAGGCGTTCGGGTTGGTGTACAACGTCATCGCATTCGCTGCCAAGGTTGGCGTGGCGATGCTCAACAACTGGGGCGACGAGGTGGAGCTGACGCCCTTGGCAGGGTTCAGCAGAACTTCAGCATCCAGAGTGCTATCGTAGTACGAGGCCATCAGGGCAGCACCAGGAATATCGCCTACTGCAAGGGCCACGTTGTTTCCCTTGACCAGCGTCTTGGCGGCAAGACCGTCACGTTTCACAGTCACGGCCGTATTGGTGTTGGCCCCTGTTGCCTTCCAGTACAAGATGTTGGCATTGAAGGCAGTGGCGGTCGGCGTCAATGCCAAGGTAATCGCATTGACGGTGCCCCCTACGGTTGCCTGCGTGCGCCCAATGAGTGCGGCTTCGAACATGTCTTCGAGGGCCTGCACTGCAAGACCGTCGGTGACATCGGTGGCCTGCCTATCCGCAATGTATTTGCCGACGGCTGCTGCTACCAGTGACAGCTGTCGCAGGGTTTTGTTGATGAACTTGCTTCGCGCCACCCCCGAGGCTTGCCCGGTGGGTCGCTGGGCGTCGGCGTTGTACTGGGCCTGCGTCAACAAGTTGGTCCCGTTGTCGACGCTGGCCGTGGTCAGAATCTCTGAATTTGCCATGGTTGTATCCTTCTGTTGTTACGAAATCAAGTTTGAGCGCCCCATGCGCCCTCATCCCAGCCTTGGATGTAAGTGTTCTCCACATCCCAGCCAAACAGGGGAGCCCCATCGACTGTAGTGGTGAAGTAGTTGACATGCACGCCCATGGGCTTCGGCACCAGATAGCCCCCACGCAGGAGCGCTATCTGCACAGGCGTCGGCAAGGCCCCGGAGAGCCCGACCGTCATGCTCATGTTCTGTTCGTCGCTGGCGAAGACGTTGGTGCTGGTGCCTGCGAAGACTGCCTGCATGATTGCGATCAGGCTTGGCAAGGTGCCGTCCCACTGGTTGGCTCCGATCTTGGATTTCAACAGCGTGCGGTACGCCGTATCATCCAGGACAGTGAGGCCGCTAACTGGTTGCCCATCTTCGTACCAGGTGCCTTCATCCCAACCCACCCCGAAGGTATCGAAGGCGAAGTAGGTAGTAGGTAGTGGGGCATCCAGCGTACGCGCTGCACCAATCCAGAGCCCGTCCTGGTCTAGCTGGACGCCGATGGCTTGGTCCAGGTCAAAGTTCTGCACCAAGCCCTGCTCCACATTGATCAGGTCTGATGGGCCTGCCGTCAGTGCCCGTACCACTGCAACGAAGTTCTGTTTGTTGCGATGCTCGCCCGTCAGTAGGGCGACATAGTCATCTGTCGATGCTGCCATGCTCGTCTCCTTAAACCAGGTTCAGCGTCACGTCAGCCAAGGTGGCCGCTGCGATTTCATTGAAAGCAATGACCAGGTCGCTTGCTGCTGGAGTGCCCGGATCGATGTTGATCAGGATGTTGGTGATGTTGAAGGTCAGGCTGTTGGAGGCACCATACAACTGGGCAGGCAAGAACAGGCGGTCCCGGTATACATCGTCGCCCGCTGCCAGCGCATTGATGTAGTCCACGATGGCCTGCTGCACCTGGGCACCGATGGTGGCCGTATAGCCACTGTTCAGCGGATGCAAGCTCACCACCACCTTGATGGTCTTGGGGGTGGGGATGAAGAAGCGGATATTGTGGGAGATGCCCACCCCGTCCACTACTGGCACCAGCGTTGTGCCGTAGGTGTAGGCCCCCGGCGTCTTCTTGTCAGCGATGGCTTGCGCGATGGCCGTTGCACTGCCCCCTTCGACCACCATGGCGATGCTGTGCGCTGGCAAGCCGTTGCCATCTACCACGTCGGTATCGTTCTCGTACGCTGCCACTTGCGTGACCCCGGCCAAGAGCTCGATAGCACCCACCAGCCCTTCCAGCACTGTCAGGCTTGGCAAGGCCACAGAGCGTGCCTGCCGTTGCTTCAATTGGGAGTCCGTCTCCACTGGGTTCCCCGGCGTGGCAGCTGTCGGATTCGTCACGCTCTGCCAGCCCAACGTCGGCGTCTGGATCTGGTTGACCTGGCCGGGGGTGGCAGCAATGGCCCCGGCGTCTTGCGCGGTCGCCGTCACGATGATGAAGCCTGCGGGTGGAATGGTCACCGTGGCAGGCAAGTTCCAGAGCTCGCTGTTGACGTCTTTGATCACGCCGTTGGTGATGACGGTGCCCACCACGCCCACCACCGACACGTTGACTTGGCTGTTGGTGGCAGTGCTGCGACGCACGCCGTTGATCTTCACAATGCTAGACAAGCCCACCCCGACCGCAGTCAGGGGGCTGAATTGGTTGTACACGGCAATCGCCATCTTGTTCGCGTCATCCATTGCCTTGGCAAAGGCTGCGAGCAGTTGGCCGTCTTGCGAATCCGGCGCGATGTAGCTATCCGTGCCGTAGATGTTTTTGAAGGTGGCCTGCAACGACTGGTAGATGTCGCTGTAGGATGGGGCCGAGATCCCGGTGGATGTGACCTGCGCTGCCAAGGTGGCGAGCGGGTAGGTAGTAGGCATCAGAATCCTCCTTGTACTGTTGCTTGGCCGTAGATGGTGTCAATGACGGCCGTGACGGAAAAGCTCCGCCCACTGGTTGAGCTGCTGTAGCTCACGATCGAGTTCACCCCAGGTGTGCCGAGGATGCGCTTCTTGATTTCAGAGTCCCGGGTGCTGGCAGTGCCGAAGCCCAGGATCTTCGACCAATCAAGGCCCTCCTTGCTATCCAGGAACCATTCCTTTGCTGCGAGGCGCAACCTGGTCTCTACGGCTTGCGCTACTGTGGCAGGCGAATCGGCGAGCCACTGGGAGGCAGAGCCGAAGGTGTAGTCGTCCTTTGCATCCATTGCCCTGTATTTCATTTAGGTCACTCCCAAGGTTGTCCCGCCACCCGACAAGTTGTGCGTGTGGGCCGGGAATGGCTGGCCGTTAATCTTCACCACCCCATTCAGATTGATGTTGGTGGCGTTAATGGAGCAGTCGCCGGTGGTTTGCACCTTGACCTCTTTGGTGGCCGGGTTGATGCCCACGCGGGCAGTGCCATCCATGGTGCGGAGTTCGGCGTTGGTGCCCACAGCGGCCCCCGGCTTGTTGGGCTGGCTCCGGGGACCCGGGATGACGAAGCCATCCGACAAGTCGTGCATGCGCGAGTCCATCTGCGTCTGCACGCCCCCAGATTGCCACCATGCGTCGATGCAGCGGTCTGCAAAGACGACAAGGCACTCATCCCCTGCCGCGATGGGGAAAGTCAGCATGCAACCACCCCCAGCCGGGAATACAACTGGGCAATCCACCAGCACTGGCAGCTTGGTCCACTGGCTGGTCAGGGTCTCGTCCGTCACTTGCACTTGGATGGCAAGCTGCACAGAACAGGTCAGCTTGGCCCCATCGAAGCTCTGGATGATGCCGGGCATGGCACACCACATCTCCGACTTCACCAACTGCGTCAGCTGGAGCATTGCCATCTCTGGGCTATCAAGGCGTTCTCTGCGGTCCATTACTGGTCTCCTATCACTTTCTTGGTGGCCGGGTCAACCGCCAACAACGTCAGACTGCAGTAGAAGGGGGTACCCCGCGTATCCCCTTCGTACTCAATCACAAACACCCGGTACAGGCCATTGCCTGCCACGTCGGCATAGAGCTGAACGCCTGCCCATTGGTCGTAGGGCGCAATGCCTACGGCGTTCTGGTCCTGGTTCAGGATCTGGTTGATGGAGCTGTTGTCTATGCGGACAAGCCCACCCACAGCAATCCGCGGGTTCAGCAAGCACCGCGCCTTGATGCCGTCTTGCGTCACCTCGACCCGGCCGACAAGGCCCGTCTGGGAGGTCAGGTCCACTATGGTACTGCTCCCGTAGCTATCCAAGGGGAAGATCTTGAGCTTGCCACCATCAAAGCTCCAGGTGCTCTTCTGGTTGGCGACTTCGTTGCGCATCATGGCGCGTGCCATACCGAACAGCACTTTGCCACGAGGCAGGATGCCGCCAGTATTGGGCACATCATCTGGGGGCAACGCCCCCTTGTCTTCCATGCTCTTGCTGATAGCCAGAATGCGATCCTTGGGCGTGCTACCCGCAGCGAGCGTTTGGTTGCAGACTGCGAAGTTGTAGGCCAGGTCGCCATCGCTTGCCAAGATGTCGAAGTAGGTATCGGTCTGGTTTTCGCGCCCTACCCGGAAGGTCTTGATCTGGCCGTCAAAGATGACGCCGTAGTTGTCGCCGTAGCCTGCCTGCACCACCACACCCATGAACTCTTTGCGAATGGCAGCGATGGTGGTCGGGGCCAAGTTGTATACCCGGATGGCGGCGTTGGTGGGGCTTTCCTCATCCGCGGCCACGATCTTGAAGGTAAAGCGGAACTCAGAGAGGTCCAGGACCTTGCCCTTGGCAGCGACGATCAGGCTTGCCCGTCTGCCAAACAGGTAATCAGACATACTAGCTTCCTTTCGCCAAGTAGTACAAGTGGCTCAACGTCCCAAAGTTGGCAACGGTGGGCATCGCACCCGGATTGCCTGCCGTCTGGACCAGGAGACTACCCTTGATGCCCAGGTATTCAAACTGGGACAGCAGATCAGAACCCGTTGCAAGCTGGAGGCCCATCAGCATCGGGTTCTGGTTCTTGTCCAGCACGTCCAGGATGAAGGCCCCGGCCTGTGGGTTCCAGCCCAAGTTCATGTTGTGCTCGATGCTGGACAGGGAGACCGTGAAAGTCTGGGGCAAGCCACTAACCGGGATTTCAAAGGGCACCAGGTCTCCAAGCTGCGACGCTGCATCCTGCAAGCGCGTTGCCAAGCTATCCACCGTGATGGTCCCGCTGGACAAGGTGCTCAGTGGGTTGATGGCGGACACCGCGGCGATCTTGTCAAACGTGGGCACCTCACTGCTCAACTGCTTGGTGCCAAAGTCCGTGGTCGGGTTGGTGACCTCCGGCTGCTTCTGGTCTTCAGCCGGGGCAGACGTTTGGATGAGCCGGGTGGCAACCCGGAACACTTGCTTGAAGTCGATGCTGATGGAAAGCATGTTCTCCGTCTGCACATCGGTGGTCACCACCATCTGCTTAATCAGCATGTCGGTGTAGACGCGCTTGCCAGTGTAGACATCCACAAACGTGCGATCCTGCTGCATCTTCAGCAACTGCTGATAGACGTCATTGATCTGCAACACGCTAGACCCGGACAGCGTTGACTGGGTGGCAAACCCCGGCAAGCCACCGAGGCCCCCACTACTGGGAGCGCTGTTGGTGTAGCCGAGCTTGACAGTCACCTCGGCGGGTCGCTTGAAGGCGTGGTCCGAGATGCTGGCACCTTGGTCAATGGGCTGGTCTGTGATCTCCAGCACATCAGTATGCACCTCCTCAAACGTGCCATTCGCAATGATGTCGCCGATGGCGCGGTAGGGGGAGATGGTGATTTGGCTGAACTGCTCCAAGGTGCGGAGCAGGTTCAGGCCACCTACGACATTTTCAAACATTACTGAACCCTCGGTGTGAATTGCCGAACAAGGTCAGCGTTGGTCATGCGCTGCACTTCGGCAACCTCTTTGGCTGCTTTGTTGGCATCGCCGACACCCGTGACCGTGATGTTGTTGGTTTGGTTGATCATGCCCCTGCCTCCGCCACCCCCGGCCCCAAGGCGAATCCCTTGGGATACCTGGTCGTCGGTGATGCCACGCATGCCCCCGTTCTCGTGGCTGATGATGCCCTTGACCAAGCTCTGCATGACGGCAGGGTTGCTCATGTCGATGGCTTGGTTGCGGCCGAGGCCCGTTTGCTTCATCAGCGCCTGCACATAGGCTTCCGTGTTGTTCTCGGAAGCCGGTGCATACTTCGCCACAATCTTGTCCAGCGTGTTGATGCCCCGGCTGCTGTACAGTTGGAGCTGGCGGGCAAGGGCTCCGATCCCTGCCTCCATGGTCTGGAACTTGGCGAATCGGCTGTTGGAGCCATTGCTTTCCAGCTCGGCCCCGGCCTGCCCCACGAAATTCAGGTTGCCGGGGTTGTTATTACGCACCCCACGCGTCCCACTGGGCGTTCCCCTGTTCCCGGCACCCATCACCGCCTCTTGGCCCCCTAGACCTGCCTGCGATGCCGATGTTGGGGTGCCCCCCGCTCCCGGCCCATTCAAGATCCGCTCTTGCTTGGTTGCGGCCTTCTCCATGGCTGCGTTGAAGTCGGCTTGGTACTCTTTCATGATGGTGGCCGCGCCCTTCAAATCGCCGGTCATAAGCCGAACGGTCGCTGCTGCGTACGCACCAAGCTGCATCCCCGCCAGCTTCACTTCCAACGTAAAGGCGCTCCAGATTGCGGCCGCGCCACGAATGGCCGTACTTGCCGCATCGCCAACATCACTAGCCAAGCTCGTCATGCTGTCATCGACCTGCGTGGTCACCGACAGCAGATCATTCAGCGTCGCCACGACTTTGGTGAAGGCAGGCAGCATCTCCGTCGCTGCCACGTCCTTGACAAGGCCCATGCGCTCCCACAGCTCGCGCAAGCTCTGCGCGTACGCAGTTGCTGCCTCCGAGCTCTTCTCCATGTCAAGGCCAGCGTCAGCCGCCATCTGCTTGCGCTGGTCGGCCAGTTGCTTGTAAGCGTCAAGGCCCTGCATCAGCGTGTACAGCGTATCCTTGTCGATGCCGAATAGGTTGGCGTATTTCTCTGCCACGAAGATCGGCATCTTCTTCAGCTGCGTCACCAGGTCAGCCATGACGTCGGCTTTGTCGCGACCTGCTGTAGCCACGCCCAAGCTATTCAGCAAGCCCTGCAAGCCGGGGTTGCTCCGCATTGCAGAGGCCATGTTGGCAATCGCCTGCGTCATGCCCCCTGCGCTGCCCCCAATCTGGCGGAAGCCGTAGTCCATGGCTTGCAAGTTGGATACCGTAGTATCGCTCTTCTTGCTTGCGTAGTACAGCTTCTCCATCTGGAAGGCAAACAGGTTCACCATGGTGGTGACTGCGGTGCCCACACCAATCACGCCTTTGGTGAGGGTCTTGACCTGGGCATCAAACTTCTCTACTGACTTCTCGGCCTTCTTGCCACTCTGGTCATCGACTTTGAAGCCAAGCAAGACCAGATACTCGCGCAGGATATTACTGTCCATTGTTGGCCTCTCTTACTCGTTGCTGGTTTTCTTCTTGCACATCTAGCGCCTCGTTCAGAATCGCTATCTGTTCCAATCCCAAGGTCCCGTCGAAGAGGCTTTCGCCCCTACATAGGCCGGCAAGGACTGGGCGCATGACCCAGTCCTCACTCTCTACCATGGTAATGAGATCAACGGAACCACCGCCCCGATACTTCAGGAGCTTGCCGATGGCGTCACGTCGGTAAGCCCCTTGAAAAAACCCTCGAGGTTTGTTCGCAGAGCCCACATAGTGAGCTGGAGCATCTCCGGCAATTCGATGTCCTGGTAGGCGAGCACATTCTGGGCAGTAGGCACAAGGGCCACCCACCCGGCTCCAGCGCCCTGACCATCCTTGCGGTGGACAGAACGCAGGCAGGCGAAGATGATGTAGTTGGATTCTTCATCCGTCATCTTTGCCAACACCTCAAACGCAGGCCCCAACAAGTCGGCCGCATTGGCTACCTGTTGGAGCTTGCCCAGCGACAAGCCCACCGAGGCCAAGACTGGGGCCAAGCGGCGCACCAGATGGAACTGCGTGAGGGCATCGATCTTACCAAAGCGGTAGGCGTGTCCGTTGATCTCTTTTTCCATGTCTCTATCTCCTAACTAACACTCTGGGCTGATTAACCGCGGCCCAGCAAACGGTCGATACGGATGGCGTTGAAGGTCCATTCGTTGGTGCCTGCTTCCTTCTGGTAGTTCAGATCAGGAGCCTTGGCAAAGGCCACAGCAGAGCAGGTGATGACGTCGCCACGCGCCGTGTCCAGCAAGGTGATGACGTTCTGGCCGTGGTTGGCGCTGTTCGCAGTCTGGAAGGCATACATCGCCGCCAGCAGGGCATTGACCGGGCTGGTCTTCAGCAAGCGGACGCTGACCTTGCCCGACTTGTCTGCGTGCAGGCTATGCACGCCAGAGCCATCAGCGCCCATGGTCATGGTACTGATGTCTTGGCTGGCCGTGATGGTGATGCCTTCTTCCGCCGCCCCAGCCCCGTTGCCGAGACTGAATGCGCCACCGGGACCAACAATGCTGGCATTGCAGTCCATAAAGCTGTACGAGTTCTGTGCCATAGTGCACTCCTTCTAAGTTACTGGGTTGGTTTACTGGTTGACGTTGACGATGACGTTGACGTCGTGGATGGCACCAGCCAGCTTCGCAGCGATCTGGATGGGCATGGCGTGCCGGGCTGCACGATCCGACTGCAACTGGGTGTTGAAGCTGGGGCTGTAGCAGTAGTAGCCCTTCTGCAAGAAGTCGCCTTGGTTCAGCTGACCAAAGCCACCGCTGTTCCAGATGCCGGGGGCCAACAGGCCGTTGGCAACACCTTGGCTGCACACCTGGTCGCATTGCGTGAGCAAGAGGGCCTGACCTTGATCGGTCTGGGGGATCTTGGTCGTGCTGGTGTACAGCAGGTTGTACAGCGCCGTTTGCAAGGTGACTGCCAGCCAATCGGTGCCAGTGACGATGTCCGCGAAGGTGCCGTCTGCCATGGTGCCGTACTGCAAGATGGCGGTCAGGTTGTCGTACTGGGCAAAGACGTTCACCGACTTGGCCTTGGCTGCATCTGCTTGCGTGCTGGTCAAGTTCTCGTACACCACACCCGGCTCTTGCTTGAACATGAGCGTGATCATGGTGTTGTTGGCGTTGTAGTTGGTGGTCAGCAGCTTTGCCATCGCCGACAGTGCAGCGTAGGGGTTGTACTGGCTGTACTGCACAAACGTGCGCTTGTAGCCTGCCTGCTTCAGCAAGTAGCCGATGTCCGTGGTGCTGACGCTGGACAAGCTGCCCGCATCGCTGGTCGTCAGCGCTTGGATGTGCTTGTTGGTGCTTGCCTCCACGTAGCCTGCCACCGCTTGGTAGTCGGCTGTGACTGCACCTGCCACGAAGTCCACGCAGTACCACTTCTGGCCTGCGATCAGATCGAAGTTGGTGACGCAGGCAAGCGCCGTCTCTGCAACCTGGCCTGCGAACACGTAGGCACCACTGGAGGCCGAAGTGCCAGCCAGCAAGGTGCTGATGTCGCTTGCAGTGCCTGCCGTCAGGAAGCTGATAGCAGATGCAGCGCCGGTGGTGTTGCTGGTGAACTCAAAGCGCGACAGGCTTGCATTCCAGGTCACGGTCACGCCTGCGATGCCAGCCTGGATCAGCGCTGCCACAGCGTTCAGGTTGGCTGCGCCGCTGAAGTTGAAGGGGCCGTAGTTGGTGACTGCGCCGCCATCCTTGGCGAGCTTGAACTGGCCGGTGGTGATGGCATTCCACACCGACATCTGCTGGTTGGCAGTGGTCAGCAGGCCACAGCGCAAGCCACCAGACGAGGCGGCGTTGATCCAGCGGCCAATGAGCACCCGGGTCGGCTGGGGCGTCTGGCCGAACCAGGTCTGCGCCGCCAGGTACTCGGGGGCACTGGTGCCGAAGTCAGCTGCGACTGCGGTCAGGCTTCCGTAGGTGCGGTAGCGCTCCACGGGGTCGATGATGGT